GCATGGCAGTTATCACTCTTGCCGGAGTAAGTATTCGTCACAGTTTAATCGCCTTAAGCCGATTTGGGCATAAAAAAAGACCACGTTTTTATCATGGTCTAAATTACATAATTATACATAGAAAAAGCACCCTGCTACTGCGGAGTGCTTTCGTCTAATTTACCTTTGAACTAATATAGTTCTCATATTCTTCTGGTATTCCAATATCATATTTTTTGTAATAGTGTAAGAAATCAGCTGGAAATGAAAAATCCCCATCTTCGTATATTCCTGCTTGCGGTATTTCTTCCCCATCAAATATATCTTCGGTAGACATAGGCGCAACAGCCGAAATAGAAAGACTTTCCAGATATTTTAATATCTTATCTCTGCTAATATGATTTTTGATTTTCTTATAATCATCAAAATCATCTTCGCATTTTCCATATTTCATTCCTTTGAAAAATCCAAAAAATGTCATATTATCACCGCTTTCCTTGTGGCTTAAATGTTTTCATTGTTCCACTTCCGTCATAGCCTACTTTGAAATGACCGTCCTCATAAACATACAGCACATCTGTAGGAGCTTCTACCTCAACGCCCAGCGAATTAGCGAGTTGTTGAGCAAACCCATCATCCGATGCGCCTGTACTGCATGATAACATTCGTACTTTTTGACCATTGTACTTTTCATTATGTGAAATAACTCTTGCCACATCTCTTGCAGACATATTTTTTCCTTTTTCCCCATATTCTATATAATCAGGGCTTCCATGCGCTGCAAAATCAAAATAACCACTTTTTGCAGGTATTTTATCAAGCACCTTTCTCTCGTATGGAGTTATCATTTTATTGATATCTGCTAACGTTATTGTACCATTTTTCACGCTATTTGCAAGGTATTTCTTATTTAGCCACTCATTCATAGCTACACCTAATTCATTAGGCTTTCCGAGCTGGCTGTTGGCAAATACTTCTGCAAAAAACTCTGCCTTACTTGTCTTTCCATATTCTGATATATTTGCGTCCAAATCAAATGCAGGATTGTTTCTTTTTGCAATTGCAATTATTTCATCATAGCAGTTATTTTGAACAGTTTTTTGAGCATCTGCATACCACTTATATTTTGCCTTGTCCGTTTTTGCGCTTTTATTTACAAATGCAAGCATATCTGAATTTTTCCAACCAAGAGACTCCATATAGTCCTTCTTGATAACATTCTGTAACATATGTCCATATTCATGAGTTACCGTTGCTATGGAAGCTTCTTCGTTTGTATGTGAAAAAGGCATTGAGTATCCACTATCCATATCTTTGATTTCCTTCTTTATCAGGGAATCTCTATTCGTATAACGTTTTTTATTCAGAACCAAATATTGACTTGCTGGTGATAATCTGCTGCTATTCACATTTCCGGCGAAATTACCTTCGTCTACATCAATATCTACAAAATCGGATTTATGTATTACTCCGAATTTGCTTTCCAGACGGATCAGCTGATTTGTATTATCCACAATCAGTCTTTCGTCCATTGAATCTATATTACAGTTTCTAAAGCCAATTCTATTCTTTAATGCAGTTTTAGCTTCTTCTGCATTCTTAACAAGTGTCACTTTCGGTTTATACATCGGATTGTTATCCAGCAACCGCTTATACTTCTCATATTCCTTATCGGTCATGGAATTAAGCATCTTCTCGAAGTTCTTGCCATATTTCTTCTCCATTGCCGTAACGTGCTGCATATATTCGATATTCTCATCGGACCAGTATACCTTCTTCCACTCCGCATACTCTTCCGGAGATTCGAAAGCGACTGTTTCCTTCGAGAAGTTATCCATCTTCACAATACCGCAGTTAAGTGCCCATCTCGCTCTCTGATCCAGACAGCAACGGCAATTACAATCCTGTGATGGATCACCAAACAATCCCGGAGCCTCTGCCTTATATCCGGCAATCTCAAACATCTCGCCGACTTCTCGTATCTGTCCATCCAGCTCTCGGTGCTCGGATCTTGTTCTTCCATCAAGTACCGCATTCCATTGCTTTACAACCTCTGCACCCCTGTCTATGGCTCTCTTCTGTGCGTCTAATGCAGCACGATTCTGTATTCGATGTCCTTCTGTCCGGGCAATGCGGATTGAATTGTTGTAAGCCTTATTAAACGGTGTGTGCTTCATATTCCGTGCAAGGTTCGATGCAATGTTGCTCCACGTCATACCCTGCGCAATTCCTCTCGATACTTCCTGACGCACGGATTTCTTGATTGCCTTAACATCTTCACCCATTCGGTCATACAGAGATGTAGAAAGCTGAGAGTCAAGTACCACTGCCCTTGTCACAGCTTCTTGGTCTATCGGCATCACAAGCGGTATTCCCTGCCCTTGCATATCATACATAGAACCAAGATATCCATCCTGATAACTCCGTGTAAGATAATCAGACACAGTTGCATATGAATCTGATTGCAGATTTGCAAGTGCTCCCTCCAACTGCGCTTTGATTGCTTCCTGGTATTGCTTCTGATATATGATTGACTGTATATTTTCAGGCTCAAGATCTGCCCGCATCGATAACTCCTGTATCTTTGCTTCACAATCCCTTAGAGCCTGCTCATACGTGCTTTTTAACTGTGCAATTACCTCTTCCTCACTATTCAGCTGTGCTTGTAGAACTTCCTTCTGTCGCTTGTTCACTCGTCACAACTCCATCCAATAGCCGCTTGGCATCCGCTGTATCTTTTTCTGCGTCCTGCGGCAGCTTGTCCTTGATCTCTTCATAGTCAATATCTAACTCATCACAAATAGCCTTGATAATCGTCTCATCATCTAATGTATCCGCTAAAGACATGATCGTGTTGATTACAACCTGATGTGCCTGCGCTTCCGTAAGCTTGATCTGTGCATTCTCCTGAGCATTGCTCATAATCACATGCTCAAACTTGAAATACACATCGGAATCCTGATAACCCTTCTTCTCTGTCTTATTGATCTCTTCAATTACAATCCGTACAAGGTGCCGGAGTAGCTTCTTCAACCGGATCTCAAGCTTATTACACTGCAGTTCCAAGAGCGAATATGCCGCCTTGATTGCAATGTTGGTCGTTGCAGCCGTATCCTTCAATCCTGCTGTATTCAGTCCCATACCGAAGCGGTAGATGTTCTTCTCATCAAGCTCCATCTTCTCTTTACGTGCCTGATACGGCACATCAACTGTCTTGATGTCGACATCGCCATTCTCTCCTGTGCCGATTATCTTCTTTGTCTTGAGATTCGTCTGCAACTCGTCCATGTTGTCGCCTTCGTATCCCTTAACCACATGCAAAGGGGTGTCGAAATCAATCAGGTTATTGGATAAGCTCGATGCCATCAGATCATAATCATCAATCAGCGGTTTAATCGGTCGCAGAGACGAATGTTGCTTCTTGTTATTATCCAGCCGGAAGAACGGAATAAATCCGAGCGATTCATAGTATGTATCATTTTCCTTCCCGCCATTCTTCTTGTACAGGATATGCGGTCTTGGATTGATCTCTACGGAATCATCAATCATGAGTTCGCCGTCGTCAACCATCGCATAGTATGTCGTGTCTTTCTCACTCCATACCTGCACACGTGTTATAACCTTGTGTCCTTTATCTATACGGTCCGTATAGTAGTAAATCACATAGGCACATCCATCGTCCGTGTCTTTCTCACGTACTTCGATAACGCCCATGGAATCAGCTGTCGCAAATGCGTATTTATCACTCGCATCCTTGTATGCATAAATGTACGAAAATCCCTTTACCTTGCAGTCTGTGATGCACTCCGCCAGCTCATCCATGAAGATATCATTGTTATTGAAATACTTATCCATATGCTTCTGGAGCTCTGGATCATCCGATCGCACAATGCGTTCTCCGTTTCGATTGCCGGATAATATATACTGCACCGCCTGATCTACAAGCTCCGTAAAGAATAGGTGCGGTATCTTCACGTTGCTTCGAGTCTTATCTTCAACCAGATTGCCATCTGCATTGTAATAAAATAAGCGGTACTGCTTGATGTCATTATCGCCGTCATAATACCGCTCACCGACCTTTGCAAACCGCTTCTTCTCGCTTGTCTTATCATCGTCTATGAACTTTTTAATCTCGTCTACCGTCAGCACATTCTTTGCCCTTTCTAATTAAATAAGCCATGGACAAGGCTTACGCCATCCTTCAATGCCATATCGAAGTGCCGCCATCGCATCATCCATGATTGGAACCGGCTCGTCAGTATACTCACCTGTTCGTTCGTCCTTTTTCCATTTCCATTGTTGCAGCTCCTTAATTGTATTTACACAATGAGGGGCAACATATATTCTTCTTCGTATAATGTGGTTCTTATCGACCACACCCTTGAGCCAGTCTATCTGAGCCTTGACAGATCCGGCGGAACCGCCCTTATCAACGCCCTTTGCACGATAACCTGCGCCCTTCCATGTCTTAATTCTGTCCGGCTCTGCGGAATCGCACCACATAGGCTTATTCGTCGGTATAGCATGCTGAATCGCCAGCGGAATGATCTCCGCTGTTTCCTTCTCATGCACATATATCTCATCGAGAATGTATATATCATCATCCTTGATACCCAGAAGCAAGATAGCGTTCGCATGGTTGAAACCAAAGTCTTGACCGATTGCGATATCATCATAATCATTCAGATTCTGAGATACATCTGTGACTTCCCAGTTATGAAGAATCAAGCCGCCTATCTCGCCCCATTCACCCAAGCCATATATCTTGTATCCTTCCGGATCTACTTCTTTTCTACGCATCATACGCCGATGATACGCCGCATCAATAAAGCGGTTACCAAGATATGTACTATGGTGTGTCAGCACGTCCGGATCATATCTATCAAAATAGACCTTCTTTATCCAATGATTCTTATTCACCGGGTTGAAGGTCATTCTAAGCTGGTAGAACTGCCCGGGCGGCAATTCTCCACGCAATCTATCATCTATAATTTCCACATCTGCCTGCGTCAGTTCTGTTGCTTCCTCGCACCACACATCTGTGAGCTTTCCCTTCTGGAATGTGATTGACTTAAGCTTCTCTCGTTGTTTATCATCATTCATTCCACGGAATATAATGCGGTTGCCATTCGCCCGACATTCAAGCGACAACGGCGATGTGGTCATCTTCCAATATCGCTCCGCCTTGTCTCCAAACATCCGATACACGGCACCTGTGAGCTCTGCATAGGTGCTGTCTCTGTTTGTGATATCTGACTTACGGACACACACAAGGTTCCTGCCCTTGTCCTTCATTAGCCGGAGAATGTAGTTCTGCGCTGTGTCAACGCTCTTTCCTGAACCGGCAGAGCCTTTCATCACAATATATCGCTTCGTGCTTCGGTCTACCTCCCGGAAACACGGATTTGCCTTTACATTCAGATTCAATCGGCATCACCGCCGATTTCTTCATCCCCATAATCAATATTCACATTCAGCTCCATATCGACCGTCTCTTCCACCTTCTCGGTGTATAGGCCATATCGCTTACCAAGAAGCTCCGCCGCTTTCAGCTTGTCCTTCTCAGATGGCTCTTTCTCCATCTTCCGAGCCTTTGTGCTTCCATCGCCCAAGCCTTCAATCACAATCTCTGTCGATTTGCTCTGTCCACGAAGCACGGATGTAAGATACTTAAGTACCTCATCCTGATTGGCAATCAGTGCCGCTTCTTTCTCTGCCATCCGGTTTTCTATATATTCCCTAATGTCATGTTTTGACATATTCAAATCTGCAATCTGTCTTGCACTTCTCTTCGAATACCCTGCTCTGATAGCTGCTTGTGTGGCATTCAGATCAATCAGGTATTCATCACAGAATCTCTGCTGTTTGGCTGTGAGTTTAGCCATCACAATCACCATCCTTTACAATATCTATCCAAACAAAAAGCCTACCGCACCGGAGGATATGATCAGCTAAAAAGTACGGCAGGCATAAAGCAAAAGGCACCATGCAAAATGCACGATGCCTTTAACTTCCATTTATGATACATTAAATATAACACAGATTTCTCGTCTCATGTTATACAAATAAGTCAAAAAAATTACAACTTTTTCACAATCTTTATACTGATTTTAGGTGTATGCAATCAAACTATACCCTCTTTTGATGCATGCCACCACGTCTTTCAGCAGATTTTCATCAACGATACCCTCCAGCATATCCGTCACATTCTCTGCTACATAATCCACATTGTAACTGTTAATGCTGCGATCAATGATATCCGTCACAACCGCCATATCATACGGTACATCCATGCCGGCACTCTTGTATGTTTCAGCATAACTTTCCAATCTGCTCTTTAACCTTTCCGGATCAATCAACTTTCCCATAGATTTTACCACCTGCCTTTACAATTTCGATTGCATCATCCAAATTAACTACAAGCTCTCCGCCCATGCCGTCATTCCCGAACCGTTCGTATGATGCTTTCTTTAAACGCTCCACGGCATCATCTGTGTCATATGCGGTCGATTGCTTGTCAATCAAATTAAACAAATCGCTTACATCGTCGCTTGTGCATATGTGGTCGCTATACATAAGTCTGCCATTTTCGTTAAAATAAGCATCAAAGTGTTTTACTAATACATTTTTTAATTCGTCCGCATCAATCAATCTCATTCTTCGCCCTCCTGTTTTTTTATCAGACAATAATTGTAAGCCATACAGCCATCACAAGTCTGTCTTTGACATCCTTCCTCTAAATAATCCGCTCCATCTTCCATATATTCAGCTTCGCTCATCTTCATCACTCCAATCTAATTTCTGTCCGCACTGATGGCAGTAAACTAAATCACTTCTGATTATTCTTCTTTCGCATACTGGGCATAACCATAATGCTGTACAACCTAAATTTGCAATATATATCGGTTTCTTCGGTATCTTCTGCTTTTCTCTCGACGCACGGCACTCTTCTATGCTTCCGATTTCTCTGTACTTCTGTACTTCTTCAAGTGCCTGTATAGCAACATCAACAGCATCGCGCAATACCTTAGAATGTATTTCACCGCCTATTTTTAAATCAAACTGTATTGCTTCTATCGCTTCACTCTCTGTCATATTATCCCTCACTTTCTAATAACTCTGGATTTTCAAATATGTTGCCGATAACTTCAATTTCAAAACTCTTGAAGCTCCATAAATTCCATTTAGCTTCAATAAATAATTTATTATCTGATTTAATACAAATCCAAGAGAACTGATAATAATTGTCCTGCCAAAATGCTTTATAAAAATTACCATGTTTATCTTTTACAATATCATTCTCCCAAATCAGCTTGCCATTCTTGTCTTTTAAGCCGGTACATTGGCAGATGGTGGACGGGTCTACTTCATAATCTTGTAAGGAAAATTCCTTTCTACAATCATTGATACAATTAGGACATACGATTTCGTTGGCGAAAATATAATGAATATTTCTGCCATAATCATATAAATAAGAACCTTTCACCCATTCTCCGTTATCAACTCTCTTCGCCTTGAATAAATATCTATCTTCCATATTCTCTCCTATTCTACTTCTGATTGAAGCCATTCATAAATATCACTAAAATTCATCGTTATTTCATTATCATCAACGCAAAGAGAGATAAATGGGTTTCCATTCCCGGCACCAGAACTTACGCTCTGCAACAAATCTCCCAATTCTTCATCCGACATATTTCTTATTCTGTCGGCATTTGTTATTGGTTCATACTTATCCATATGCATATTGGCACAATCACAACATGGTTTTTCGCTTCCCTTTAAATGTTCATACTTACATCCACTGCATCCATTGTCTCTCATTTTTATCATCTCCTCCTTTTCGCCCGCTTTACAGCATCTCGTTTCATATCCAGATAATCGCTCAAAGCATCTTTTTGTTTTCTAATACACTCATTTTTCTTCCGTTGCTCTGTGGCGAATGCTTTGTAGCCTTCACACTCGCCATGGCAACCTACCTTTCTGTCCGTACATCCTTTACATGGATATTCACTCACAGCTTCAACCCCTTCCGAAAACGATACTTCCCGCTGTTCTCCGGAAGAGCTTCTAATGTATCAAGCACGCCCTGAACGTGAGCAAGTGCCCTTCCATGCATGGTTGACGCCCACGAATACGATTTCTTGTTATCCGCTGCCACATCGTCAAGGTCCTTGCCTTGAATATAGAGCTTGTGCAACACGTTATACTCCTTGACCGGAATCTGCTGAATCACTTCGCTGATCTCGTTCTTAACATCTCTAAGCCTTGCCACATACTTATCAATATCTCTTGCAGCATCGATGGCCATTACGACCGAATCTTCCATCTTCTGGTTGGATCCTGACGACTTCACACGCTCTCCATCCGTCTGTCCGGACAATGAGCTTGCCAATGTAAGCCACTGCTCCCGCTCGATCATCTTGTTTGTAATCACAGCATCAATCTTCTGTACCTGCTGCAGATAGTTCTTTACTTTCATTTTCTTCAATAACTTCACTCTCCTTTATTTTTGCGCAAAAAAATACCAACCATCGAATAATGATGGTTGGTACCGGTGTCATTATTGACTATTCTATTTTTCCTCCAAACTTTGGAAATTTGTCATACAAAGCATGAAATACTTCTTCCCATCTTCCGTCTTCCATGAAATCTCTTGCGACAAATTCGCAAAAATGATATTCAATAGCCGGTTGACGCAACATTGCCTGACGGTTTCCACCAAATATAGATATAATGTCCGATTCATATTCCGAATAACTAACTTTTTCACCATTGGAAATCCGGATTCTGTATTTATCCATTACATCCATAATTTTGCGTTGCTCATCTTTTGTAACACCATATTCTTTGAATAACTGATCTACATTTCCCATAATACATATCCTCCTTCGTATTGGTAAGGATATTATACCATTCCAACCATCACAATTCAATTTTCAAAGTTCGACAAATTTCGACGCTACATCATCTGATCTAATGGTAACTCCATCTGAATTGCCGGGTAATCTTCCCACGGAACGCCTATGTAATCGAGAACTCTTCCCCAGCCATATTTTTCTCCAGTCTCGGGGTCTGTACAACACCGATACATGTAATACTCCCATTCTTTCTGGTTACGTTCTCGCAATTTATCAAATCTATGTGGCCTTTTCTCCATGTGGATTCCAAACCCGCACATACTGCATCCGGTTCTCTGCGCTCCGGTAGTCTGAAGGTTTCCGTTCGGGTCCCGAACAATCTCTCCGTAAATATCTGGTATGATATGCTCTACCGGTTCATATGGTATTACATTTCCATTCTTGTCTCTGCTGTACGACTGTTCATAGTACAACTTCTCAAACACATCCATGTTTTTGTGATACCAATCATCCATTTCCAATGCCAGCCTTAATATGTCATTTCGCATATACGGAGCAAACGGAGCCGATCGCATTGTAGTTTTTCCATAGTAGTTGCATCCGTGATCGGTAAGCGCTTCTTCTCTCTGCCCACCTTCCGATGCCATCATTCCAAGATACGGATAGCTCTGATGTTCCCTCGCCCAGTCGTCACATGGTTTTTCTTTGAGCCAGTAGCAACAATCATTTGATACCTTGAAATCCGGTTTCTGATAGTTCACTCCTTCATTTTCGTTTTCATACCCTCCGAACAATTTCAACCACTTCTGCGGCAGTTTCATCCTGCTATTCTTCTGAAAATGTCCGAGTTCTCCACATTCACCTGTTATAATTGCATGTCTGACCGTTTTATTCTTTTCCGTCGGATTCTGTAACAATGCGATCTTACCTGCTATACGCTTACTGATTACCGGAAATCCAACCTCATTCAATACCTGTGTCTTTGTCTTATATGAATGCAGACTTGTCACACCAAGCGCTTTGTGCACTTTCTGAATACTTGCATCTTCCAGACTTGATACTGATATTGCCGGTACATCAATTCCGATAGATTTCAAGAACACATGCAATGTAATGCTATCAAGTCCACCGACACTGACATGCGCTGTTTTTCCACGTTTATCCATCTCCTGAAGAAATTCTATTGCACGGAGTTCTGACCTCTTCTTTTTTACATCATATGGCTGATATTGCATGGCAATCATCCGGCTTTTTGCTTCACGTTTCTGTTCTTTCCACTTCTGGAATTCCACATCCGGCTTGTCTATCTCAATATCTTCCAAGAAGTCAAATTGTTCTTGTAACATGTATTTTATGTCTCCTTTCCTTGATTTTCTAATTTAATGGCAATATAATATTGATATAATTTGCCAATAACATATTTACTTACATTATTTATCTCATGCTGTTCCGCCATATATGAACATACAATTACAACTAATCTTAAATTAAGCATTACACTTACTGGAGGGACTATTATGGCAATATATGATTTTTTTAAAAAGCTAACGGCGGGCGCAGGTGTGTGTGGGTTTGCGCTGGAATCCAATGTTGCAGGAACAGATGGTAAGTAAATCTTTGGACACCGAGGGGTTCGATTCCCCTCGAACCCGCCACATAATCTTTTTACATAAAATCAAACAGTGTAAGCTCGTCCATCTCGTTTTCTGCTGCCTGCAGATACCCGACACCATCTCTGAAATAATCATGGTTTAGTTCGCATCCCTTACCGAAACGATGCATCTTAACCGCCGTCATTGGTACCGTCATAAGTCCGCCGAACGGGTCATATACGACATCTCCCGGACTACTGTATCTGTTGATGATTCGCTCCACGATATCAAGCTGAAGCGGACATACATGCATCTGTGCCCTTCTCCGGCTCTGCGTCGTGTTAAGCGTCCGCATGCGGTTGATATCATCCCATACTTCAAGCTGATTCCATGAACCAGGAGCCACAACCATGAATGTCGCCGGCAGTCTGCCGTCCTTATCAAGCTCTTTTGCAAGCTTCACATGCTCTTCATAGTTGTACACGCTCTCTCTGCTGTATTTCCTGTATGCTTTCTGCAGATTATCCACCGATATCTCTTTCAGCTCATCCTTACTGATCAGACGATTGCCCGACGATCTCCAATATCCATGTGCGTCTATCTGCCATTGTGCCCTTGTGTACTCTTCCTTGCTCTTTGATACCGGATCATCCGCATATGCTTTGCTGCGATCCGTTGGGAGCTTTCGAAACAACAAGATATATTCCGGGCATCCTACCCCCATCTTAGTACCGTCCTTGCACTGTTCAGACCAGCCGAGGCGGTATGTCTGATTATTCTCCCGCACAACATCCGTCACAACGGTGATCATGCCGAAATACATAAAACCATGCTTCATGTAATGTTCGATACAATCCGCATGAAACGGCTCGATTGTCGGCATACCGGTACCTGTCGCATTTCCAAACAGCACCCGATCTTTAACATGCACTGCTGCCACTCTGCCCGGTTTCAGCACTCGCAGAAGTTCCGGTGTCAGGTAGTCCATCTGTTCAAAGAACCGCTCTGTATCCTGATTGTGTCCAAAGTCGTTATAATTTGCGCTGTACTCGTAGTGATTGCCGAATGGTATCGACGTATGTATCAGATCAACGCTGTTACTTGCCATGACACGTGTTTCTTCCACACAATCGCCGTATACCGCTTCATAGTGATTTCCTCGCACGGTTCGTTCTTCTCTTGTTCCTTCCACTCCCATCTTCCTTTCCAATCGTTCAGCTTTATTCGCTGAATTCAGTCCATATTTCTTCACGATCTCAACCATCCGCTGGACCATGTAATTGTGATTCTTCCACTTTTCAATCAACGCTTCCTTGATCTGCCGCTCGTTCTCCATGTAGATAATGTCAATCACAACCGGCTGGCTCTGCAAGAACCGGTAACATCTGTGGATTGCCTGAATAAAATCATTGAATTCATAATCAATACCAAGGAATATTTCCCGGTGGCAATACCGCTGGAAATTACACCCAGAGCCGGACAGCGATTTCTTTGTTGCAAACAGCCGTGTCTTTCCATTTGAGAAATCAATCACACGCTGTTCTCTCGTCTCATAGTCCATAGCTCCATAGATATCAACTGTCTCTGGCAACGCTTTCTTGATTGCATGGCGTTCACTCTCCAGATCGTGCCACAACAAGAAATGATCATCTGGTGATGCGTCAACAATCTCTTTCATCTTCTGCACACGGATGTCTATGCTGTCCCGCTTGACTGCTGCCGCTTCTTTCAATCCTTCTGCTGCTTCCTGAAAAAGCTGCATCTGCCCATCCCTGTCAACAGAATCTCCGTAATGAATCGGTATCTCATGCCATCTCACATCCAACGGCGGCAGATCATAGCCTGCATCTGAATATTCCGGATTGATATCCGATGGTTTTGTTACGAACAGCGCCCAGCTTGATACCCACAGCCAGAACTCATCTTCCATGTTCGGATACAGCGTCAAGTTGTTTGCATTTGTACTATCCCGCTGGAAGAATCTTGTCAGCGCCTGTCCTGTGTCCATGACTTCAAGATATCCGGCATAGTGTATAAGCTCCTTGTACTTATTCGGCGATGGTGTAGCCGTGGCTACAAGCTTATACGGAACGTTCTTGAATTTATCCAAAAATGTCTGATAAGTCTTACTTCCAAATGAGCGGAGAACGCTTGCTTCATCCAGTGATGTTGCAGCGAAGTACGATGGATCTATATCGCCATCTCTCACTCGCTCATAGTTTGTCAGCACAATCTGACTGTCACACGCCTTGACCTCTTCCATTGTCCGGCAATACTCCGGCTTCTCATATCCGAGCAGTTCCACCGCATCTCTGGTAAACTCCTGCTTCACTCCAAGCGGCAATACAATCAAAGCTCTGCCGCCGGTATGTTCTGCTGCCAGATAGCAAAACTCTATCTCCTGTATCGTTTTTCCAAGTCCGAACGCTTCAAACAATGCCCGGCGTCCGCCCTTAAGTGCCCATGCAACAGCATCTGACTGATGTGGTTTCAATGCCGGATTGATTTTCGAACGATCAACCGCAAATCCGCTGTCTGTTGCAAGGTCGATTTTGCTTTCTAAAAATTCTCTATATGTCATGTCACACCTCAGCAACCAGTTCTCTATTGCACAGCTTCTTGATCTGTCTCACTCGTTCAAACGATATACCGCACATTTTCGCTGTATCGGTCATGCCATATCCCTGCAGCATGCACCGCATCGGCTTCTGTGTTCTCGGAGACAACTGATCTACCATATGTTCAAAATCCATCATCGTAATAAGTTCTCCGATACAATCGTGTCTGTCTTCCAGAAACGAATCCCCATAACTGTCACCATCATCATTTACAATCTTGTCGAGTGATACATACTGTGGTTTCTCGACATCTTTCCAGTGAAATGGTGTACGTACTGTCACATCTCCAAATTGAATGTATCTTTCCACATATCTGTTGATATATATACCGATATAATTTCGATTTAAGTGTTCCAGATCCTTGCTTCTGTCAATGGCTTCCACCAGTGCAAGTACACCTTCCTGTATGATGTCATCGTAATTTGGGAATCCATGATATTTATTCAAATGAAAATACACGAGTTTGATATTCTCCATGATCTTCTGATTTCGCAGTTCAATTCTTTCTGCCTTTGTCAAATCCATTCACCTCCTGTTGAAAGAGAGCTTCCATCTCATCAAGCGCAGATACACGCTCCTGTGTCGGTTGTATACTCTTAGGCATATTGCTCTGATATCCTCGTCTCTGTTTCTGCCTGCGCTCATTCACTGCATTTACTACCCATCGAATAATTGCGAGATAATGAGACTTTGTTTTGTAACCTTTCTCTTCAATGTACATATCAAGAAATTCGATTGCTTCGTTACGAATATCCGCACCGTACTTCTCTGCGAGCTTGGTGTATTCATCATCCAGCAGCATCACATTTCCGAACTGTCCGTATGGATGCTTTGCGGGTGCGCTCTCTCTTTCATTTCCTTTCTTTTCTTTTCCTTTCCTTTCTTTTGTAGTATAAATCTCGGATTTATCCCCATTTTTCTCGGATTTATCGGTATAATTCTGCGAATTATCTTCAAAAAGGGTGACTTTAATACAAGGGGCGGTATCTTCTTCTTTCAAAAGCCATATTCGAGAATCTACAACAAAATCTCTTTTCAGCCGTTTTACCGCCTCTTGAAATCGTCTCTGTATACCAGGGGAGGTAATGATAGTGTCCGAACTAGCAAGTGTGATCTCCGTGATTAGTGACCGACTAGCCAAGAATGTCATTATCTGCTTCATTGAACCCTCAGGCAGTCCCAAGCTCGCCATAGCGCTGTCTTCACTGTCTGCATTCCATACGATATAATATCCGTTTTCTCTATATATCTCCGTAAGAAGGAATATATAAAACATCAATCCATCAGAGCCGTATCGTGCTTGGAGCGCTCTGATTTTTGTATCCGCATAGAAGAAATCCGTATCAAATGGGAAGTAAAGCAATCCGTCTCTCTTTTGACGTGCCATCTGCTCCTTCCTTTCAATCCAGCTATTTAATAATGCTGGTTGCATAATCCTTATAAACATCTTCAAGCATTGTTCGATTACATTCTACGAACTCGCTTCCGGCAAGTTCCTTATACTCTGCCTGAATCTTCTGTCGTGCTCTTCTGACCGATTCTGTTGTTGGAAATCCCAACTCTCGCATATGCAGGAAGAACTGCTGAATAGGAATCTTATCTACGTCCACACCATTCTTCTTGCCAATCTCCTTGTACACCATGTAACATAAGCATCCGTCACTGCTCCGAGTCTCTGGATGATTCTCAAGCATCGCTTTCACGACCTTGTGTGTATCTCTGATATTTGCACTCATCTTGTCACACCTCCCTGATCCGGATGCCGTGTCTGTAGAGCATCAGCTTCCGCTTGATAATGTAATCCTTCGTTCGGAATCCTTTTGTGTCCTCTACGACCGTATCTCCGTTGGTATCTATGTAAACGAAATCAGCGATATAGCTGCATGCATGTTCCACGCAAAACTTCTTCATCTTCACAAATCCATTCTTCAATGTGACCTGTCGCAGTTCATATTGCGATGGAATCAGTTCATATTTGACCTGCATCTGCAGATTGCTAATCTCGCCAGTCTGTTCAAGCAAATGAAGCTCCCGGTACCGCCACGCTTCCTTCTTGGAATCAAATGTAATACCGTCAACTACCACTTTCCTGCTTCTGTATTTGCTCATGTAACTCCTTTCCCTCTACCGCTTTTGTAGCGGTAGAGAATGACTTACAATAAAACAAAGAATACTGTGATATATCTTTGTACAATAACCTTATCCAAACAATGCGGCAGCGGCACTGTTGTTCACCTGCTCCGGCGTCGGCATTTCCGCTTCAGCCACCTGTGCACGTTCTTCCTGCTGAGAATCTATCGCCTGTTCCTCAGATGTTTCCGCCAGCTGTGAGGGCTCTGCAGCATCTACATCTGCAACCGGCTCATCTTCTACATATACCTTGGAACCATCTTCTTTGATGTATGCCATGTCGGATTCAAATGCTGACTGCATCTCGATAGACATGATTCCCCACTTGCTGATCAGCTGACGGAGCATTGTCTTGTATGCCATTGCGTCGAAGTTCTTATACCAGAAGCTTGAGTACATCCACGAATCACGCTGATCGTAATTACCGGCAACATAATCTGCATAAGACACCTTATGCTTCACGCCGTATCTCGTATTGATTGCCGTCATATCTTTGCTGAATGCCTGCGAATATCTGTCAGCATGTGCAAGCATCTGATTTTTGCTCCAGTACATCGACTTTCGGAATCCATTGACAAGTTCAAACATCGCATAATATCCAACCGTCTCCGCTTTCTCTCGTGCATCCCAGTCATTAACCATCAGCTGAATGTTTATTTCCTCATTCATCGGATCAAAGCTGATAAACTCTCCTTCCTTGATAGCCAGCACAGTAAGCTTCTTATACTGACCTGATCGGATTGCAAGCTGAATATATCCTTTGTATCCCATCTGGAACTGTGCCACCTTTGTACCGGCTTTATTGTCGCTATACGGCACAAGGTAATAATGACCAAGCTGTGGCGATGGGGAAAGCTTCAAGCTCTCTCCCAACAGCGCACCAGACAGGATCGATGGCTTCGTACATTCTGCAAGAGCAGGATTCACGCTGACTGCCGATACTACGCCGGAGATAAAGCGCTGCACATTTCCCTTACCAAGTGCCTGCTCAATATTCGCTTTGATATCCATACGATTCAGGAACCCGGTCATTGTTGTGTCCTGAATCTGATTCTGCTTACTCTTAACCAAACTATTCTGTACCATCTTATCTGTCTCCCTTCTTCACAAACGCATCAACTACAATATCTGAAAGCGTCTCGGCTAACTGGTCTAAGATTTCATCCAATCCGCCCTTCTTGTCTGATTCCATCTCTCTCTTATCCTTCTTCATAAGTTCATCACAAGTGGCATCCGCTAATGTAAGAATCTTTTTGTATTTTTCATCTGCATCCTTCTTGTCATAACTTACACGAAGGTTATGCTTAAAACTACCAAGGATTGATGCAATTTCAACCGCACATATACCTTCATTTCCACTAATTATTGCTGTTCCATTTTCTGCTTTTACCATCTTCATATCCTCCTAAATCGCTCTAAACTCTATGTTTCTGCTCTGGAAGAACTCTTTCAGGGCAAGTGCATCTTCGGTTGTGAGAAGTGCTGCAAACCGAATCCACTCTTTTGACGGCTCCAGTTCCTGCTGTGCCGGAGCTTCCTGTGGAACAAGATCCATAACCATCTGTTCCGCCGGCTGTTCCAACTGCTGCGATGCCTGCTCCTGTGCAATCTGCTTCGCACGTGCTTCCTCGGCTTCTCTTCTCGCCTTTTCCTCTGCTTCGTACTGCGCTCTCTTCTTGGCGATTTCGGACATATGCTGCGCCTTCTCGATTGCCTTTGGCAGATCCAGCGTCTCTTTGTACAGTTCCAACGCTTCAAAGCCAAACTCCGGGAGCTTGTTGAGTGTGAATACCGCTGTGCTAATCTCGTTTAATCTGGCACGCATCTTCTCTTCGATAGACTTCATCGATACGGATGCATTCAACCACTTCTCGTCCCAGATCATCTCCAGCTTTACAAATGCCTGAAATCCAATTGTCTCAAAGAGTGCTTCAATCTCCTTCCGCTTCTCTTCCTTCAACGTCTGCTCATATTCTTTGATCTGCTTGTCAATCAACTGTACCGGCTCATTCACAATATCCGTGAGTTCCTTAATCTTCCGTTCAAACTCTTCATAAGGCTTCAAACAATCCTTCTTGATACGGATTCTCTCGTCTGACATAGCCTTAATAAGCTTATTCAATGCCGCTCTGTCTGCTTTCGCATCCTTAATCTGATCACTACCTGTATATACAAGGTTCTTATACATCTCTACCTTGCTTGTAATCTCTGCTTTCAATTCCTCATAGTTAAACTGAATTACCTCCGGAAATGTAACCGGTTCTACTCTTAACTCCATTCATATCCTCCTAACTTAATACCAGCTCATATTGAGCATCCTTCCCTACCGAGAGCAGACGCTTGATACGTTCGCTCTCCCGCTGATCATTCAACTTCTGTTCTGTGCATTCCTCACATCGCTCCTGTGGGTCCAGATGTGCACCACAGGTCGGACAGATATATCCATACATGAGACATCCTCCTATATCTCCGGCAGTACCAACGGCGGAGCCTTCATGTTCTCTACGCACATCCAGAACTTCCGCTCTTCATCCGCCAGATATTCAATATCCGCTTCCACATCAGATCTCTCGATGTGATAATGTCTGGTCTGCAAATACACCGTTCCATCTGAGAACACTGATTTGAGCTGCGCTTTCAGCTCCACAAACTCAAACTCTGTCACCATCAGATAATGCAAGATCTGTATGTAATAGTTCTCCGGCAGGCGATGATCCCACTTCTCTTTCTGACGAGACTGCAGGATATTTGTTGTCTTACACTCCCATACACCCATACGGCCAGCTTCATCCTTGAGCCATCCATCCAGAGATGCATGTGCGAACGGATATGCGTCATTCGTCCACATGTTATTTTCCTCGTAGAACATCTCATACTGCGGATAATCCATCTTGAACAGTTCCCGGAGATACTTCTCTGCTTCGGTGCCATACTTCACATACGGCTTGTCCGAGATATCCTCCGGCATCAGATGAAACGCCTTGTCCTTCCAGAGTTCCACATTCGTCTTGTATGGATTCTTGCCGAGTATTGCAGATGCATCTGATCCGCCGATCTTCGTTCTGTGCTTCAACCAATCTTCACGATTTGGAAGCACCTGCATCGTAACCATTGATTCACGCTCCCTTCCGTGTTATACTTCTATTTGTGTTATTTGTTATTTGCACCTGCGGGATGCCAGTCCCAAGGGTGCTTTTTTTGTAGATCTCGATTGCATGGTCCATATCATCATCGTTGGCACATTCGATCAGTTCCTTATAGATTACTGCCGCAAGCATCATCCAGAATCCGTAGATCATGCCAATCCATAACAGCACCGCACCTTCGACCATGGCGAACGTTGCCAGCCGGTAGGACCATATAATCATGTCATTGCTCATCTTCTTTCTTCCTCTCTGCTTGTCATTACTGATTTTCCGTGGCAAGTGTGCCCCATGCGATCTGCTCCGCAATACGCTTCGGGTTGTACGGCGGCACTCTGCGTCCAGCTTTTAGATCTTTTCGATATTTCAAAAAATCTATAAAAGCGAGATAATTCACATATGTTACGCCGCAGCCATCCAATATTGTGTGTGCGCCATATCTGCCATTCTGAACGTATTGGTCGATCTCTGCGATTCGGCTAGTAACCGTTCTGGCAGATACGTTCATCAACTTCTGGATCTGAGCTTTCGACATATACGGCGATGCACTGATGTACTTAATTGATGTGATCTCCATTTTGCTAAAACCTCCTTGTATATTTAGTAAAACGATGGTTTCCAGGAAAAAAACGATAAATCAAATAATTTTTTTATTTTTTCTGCAATTTCATCTTTTGTCCGTTATACGCTATCCGCTTGACTATTCTTTTCACTGCTTCTATACTCCCTTTACAGGCTCCCGCCAGAGCCAAGTACATATGAAAGAAGGTGAAATCATGAGAATTTATGCTTGCCTGCTTGGTGAATGGATTGATATTACAGAAACCGCAACCGTTGCAGATTGCCAAAACCCTGTCACATATTTCCAAGAAAACCTGAGATATGAAGATGGAGCACGAAACGCAAAATGCTTTGAGTACGATTACATTCATATCCAGTACCAAGGGAAGGACTACCGAATAAATCCCGCATTTATTCAAATTGTCAAGGAATAAAATTTTGTTCAAGCAGGAGGTCAAGTTCTCTTTGCGGCTCAAACGTCAACTTGGCTTCTTGTGTCTCAAAACCATTTTCTATAATGTGATTGATTCTGCTCCATTCTGCACGTGTCATACCTTCAGCAAGAGAAATGATCTGCTTTGCCTGTTTCTTTGTTACCATGCTTCTCCTTTCCATCAAAGTTTGGTATTTGATGACTGCAATGCCTTTTCACTGTATCTCTGTATTGTCTGTTCATCGGGAACAGCATCAATATCTTTCAGATACAGCGTAAGGGCTTTTGTTGATTTCTTATATGCGGCTGCTCTTACAAACTGACTAATAGCAACCACAATCAGAATTACACATACTAACTCGCTCATGCTTCTCCTTTCTATCAAATTAAATTTGTGATACACTATTCCCAAAAAAGGATGGTGTGTCACATGGTTTACGATTTTGAAAAAATAACTTTAAGTATGAAGGAAAAATATAAGCTTTTTGTTACCCGCATGAGAAAGAAATCCAAAGCTGAATATTTTGGTGATTCCGAATATTACCTTTCTGATATAAAATTTATCCGCCAAAACAGTTCTGGAAAAACAGACATTATTGGTTCATCCATACCAGATGGAACGTACTCTGTCACAAGCAATTATCTTCGCTACCTAACATATCGCAGGGAAATATTTTTCTCACGAGTGCTTACTTCCGTTATCACACCTATAGTTGTTTCAATCGTTACGTCCATATTGACAGTAATAATCCTAAGCAAACTAGGCTTAAAATAAGAATTACTGTTCTATATTTGCGTTCCCTTTTATACAGGTACTCATAGAAAAGAATCTCTTCATCTGTTACATGATGAAATTCTTGAAACCCTTTGTTATCTTCAAGGAATTTTTCTCTTCTAACGTCTTCTCTAATTGATTTCAATTCCTTTTCAGATTCAACAAAGTTTTTTATAAATCCCAATTCCTTCTCCTTTCTATCACTTTAAGTGGATTTTATAGGCAAAAAAATATAATCTAACGGCATATTATATAATCTCGATAATGTATCAAGAATTGCAAACGACGGTGTAACTGCACCTTTTTCCCAGTTGATTACTGTTTTTTTGCTTACTTTAAGGCTTTTGGCGACATCTTCCTGAGTTAATTTCGCATTTACTCTTGCCGCTGCCAAGCTTATCTTAACATTCTGCAATCGTTATCATCTCCTTTCGCATATCATAATACCATCACTTTAAGTGGATGTCAACACCGAAAGTGAATTTTTTTCATTTTTAGTTGCTATATGTCCACTTATGGTGTATAATCTCTTTTGTAGGGAGGTGGTAACATGCCATACGAAGAATTCAATAAATTGTTCGCAAAAAATCTAAGATATTATCTTAATAAGTATAATATGACACAAGCAGAGCTCGCAAAACATCTGAACGTAGGAACTACATCTGTTTATAATTGGTGTAATGGCATCAAATCTCCAAGAATGGATAAAGTGGATGCAATGTGTGAATTATTCAACTGTAAACGTTCAAATTTGATGGAAGATAAAGATCAAGTTGAGGAAACACATTACTACGAGAATCCGAAGACAGCAAAAATAGCACAGGAGATCTTCGAGAACAAAGAGCTCTCACTTCTCTTCGATGCTGCACGTGATGCTTCTCCGGAAGACATCCAAACAGTACATACAATGCTACTTGCATTAAAAAAGAAAGAAAAAGGCGAATAAGTCCGTATTATTGTACCTGCGATATGATATGCTCTTAGTCGCAGGGGGTGATATTACGAACGAAGTATTTGTACACTTAATTGATTTTAAAGGAGCAAACGCAAAGGAAACGGTCACTTCGAACGAAGATGGCAGTTTCTCAATCTTTATCAATTCAAGACTCAATCAGGAACAGCAGACAGATGCTTACTTACATGCTCTGTCCCACATCACCCGGTTGGACTTCGAGAATAGAGATGCTTGCGTTGACCACTTAGAATATTATGCACACAATAAAATTTAATAAAGGGGGATTCCTATTATGAAGAAAAAACTTTTTGCAATTATGCTTGCTTGCTCTTTGCTCACTGGCTGTGGAGCATCAAAAGAGCCTAATTTAGGATCTTACGATAATAACTCAACAGAAGCAATTACCGAAGCATCCTATATTGCAGACAACACCGAAACAACCGCATCTGATGAAGATGGCGAAACAGAGACAACAACAGAATCTGAAAACGAAACAGCATATGAAATTACCTACACAAATGCTCAAGTTCAAGAATCATATAGTGGCGTAATGGTTGACGTAATTGTCGAAATTGAAAATACAGGTACTTCGGATTTATATTTATCTAACGGAGCATGCGACCTAGAAGATGAAAATGGTCACTTAGTATCTGCTATGAAAAGCGTACCAACATATCCTAATGTGATTTCTCCCGGAGAAAAAGGTTATATGTCTGACACTATAACGCTTGATAACTATTCTGGCGATTTGAAATTAACTGTTTTACCTAGACCTGATGTTGAAAAAGCATCTATACATAAAACAAGATATGAAATTTCGGATGTATCAACAAATAATAACGATTGGGATCGAATTGATGTTACAGGAAGGCTAACATGCACATCTGATCAAGTAGAATCTGTAAGCTATGTAGCCGCTATATTCTATGATGCCGATCACACGCCTATTGGTATAAGCAATACCGTTATAATGGAAGACCTGAATCCAAATGATACAATTGGCTTTGAACTGAGTGGAATCACACTTCCAGAAGGTGTAAATACAGATACTGTTGCGGACTATGAGATATTTGCATATCCTGCACAATTTCAATAAAAAATAGATAAATAAAAATCCCCCAGGTGATGGAAACACCTGAGGGTGTCACCCATAAACCGAAGGCTTATGCATAACAAATTCGCAACTTGTATTATACCATAAGCCTTCACATTTTCATAGGCTTATTTTTTTATGCCTATTTTTCAAAGGAGGTCTTTCTATGTGGTGTAATATTCAAAAAAATGGTACGGCCGTTTACCGGGCACGGTACAAAAACCCATTAACCGGAAAGCTGGAAATAGCATCCGTCTCAATGCCAAAAGACTCGGTGCAGAACAGAAACAAAGCACAAAGAGAATTGACTGCAAAGATTGAAGCAGCTATTGCAGAGCTTCAATGTGTTGACTGCTCTACAACACTTTCACAACTGCAAAAAGAGTACCTGAAAACGCAGGCACTCACATTCAAGCAGTCAACCGTAAAAAGGAACAAGATCATTACATCCTCGGTTCTCGATCTGCTTAATCCAGATGCCATCGTGAATAACCTTACAGCGCAGTATGTCAACTCAAGACTGCTTGATTCCGGGAAACCGGTCAGTACAGTAAATAATTATATTACAAGATTCAAAGCCATGCTGAACTGGGGATATGCAAATGATTATCACAACAACTTGGCGCTGATCAGTAAGCTCAAGCCATTTGTTGATTCGTGTGAAGAACAAGAGATCACATTAAAGTATCTGGAACCAACCGAAGCAAAGGACCTACTCGCTGCAATCAAAGAAGATAATCGTTGGAACTGGTACTATATCACATCTATACTTTTACTCACCGGTCTTCGCTTCGGAGAAATATCTGCGCTGGAAGTGTCAGACATAGACATGAGCAACCTTACTATACGCATATCCAAAACATACGATTCCATCAATGACATAGTAACAACTCCAAAAACAGACCACTCCAAGCGTACAATCCACATCCAGCCGGATCTTCTCACAGAACTGAAAAAATGTATGCTGTGGCGAAATGAAATGATGATTGAAAGAAATATCCGAACAAAGCTGTTGATTCCGAATACAAAGACAGGAGATCATATATTACACCGAAGCTATGAAAAATACCTTGGAGATTTATCTGAAAAGCTTCTCGGCAGACGTGTCACTCCTCATATGCTCCGACACACGCATGCTTCCCTCCTGGCTGCAAACGGCATGACACCGGAGGAAATCGCACGAAGGCTCGGACACAGCAAAAGTGAGATCACAAGCAAAATCTACATCCATGTCACCCAGAAGGTTATCGAAAATGATAACCGAAAGATTGATCAAATAAAACTTTTTTCATGAAAAGTGCGCAGTAAATGCGCAGTAACGCAATTTTCAAGCATTAAAAAACGGCGGAAACCCTTGATTTTACAAGGTTTCCGCCAAATAAAAAAGATGCCCAGAGCCGGAATCGAACCAGCGACACGAGGATTTTCAGTCCTCTGCTCTACCAACTGAGCTATCTGGGCATGTATCTTATGTAATTAGTAGCGGGGACAGGATTTGAACCTATGACCTTCGGGTTATGAGCCCGACGAGCTTCCAGACTGCTCCACCCCGCGATATTAAATTATTCCTAAATAGGAAAAGTGGGCGGAGGTGGATTCGAACCACCGAAGCATAAAGCAGCAGATTTACAGTCTGTCCCCTTTGGCCACTCGGGAATCCGCCCAAATTTTTAAACTGATAAGCCGATGATCGGACTCGAACCGATAACCTGCTGATTACAAATCAGCTGCTCTGCCAATTGAGCCACATCGGCATATACGATGCTGTCATCAATCAGTTTAAGTGGGACCTATAGGGCTCGAACCTATGACCCTCTGCTTGTAAGGCAGATGCTCTCCCAGCTGAGCTAAGATCCCATATATTTAATTATGTAGCTTTCGCTACAAGCGACCCGGATGGGGTTCGAACCCACGACCTCCGCCGTGACAGGGCGGCGCTCTAACCAGCTGAGCCACCGGGCCATCCACCATTGTTTACACAATGATAAAAGGTAACATGTACCTTCAGAACTTCATACAAAGATCTTATATCTAACCTCTTAACAAATCATCTTTCCGTTCTCTAAACCTCTAAGGATAAG